CCATTACTTCACTTTAACAAGGGTATCCTAACGGGCCTCTCAGTGCATCACGGGCCGTGATTCGCCACTATAAGCATCTTTCATGCTAGGATTGCAACGCACAAAATTGATGTATTCGTGATTATTGGCGTCATTCATGGTGGAAACTACCTCAAATCCTAACCACAACGCCCAATTCAGCATGGCTTCATGCTCTGAAAGGATGGTCATCGTCATTCGTGGGTGAAACTTATCGAACAGTTTAACTAAGGTTTTTGATCCGCGCGCAATAGGAATGAAGTTATCCCTTATGTTTCCAGAGAACATAGCAAACATTTGGGGGTCATCATTCTTGCTGCCATGAAACAGCCCGCCCACACAGGAATAGACGCACCCATCCCTGCGGGCGATATAACACTCAGCGCTAGAAACCATCTCTTCGATGCCTTCCTTAACGCTAGAGTAGCCAAGGAGTTTTAACTCCCTAGCGCTTTCAATGCTTAGATGCTTAACAATCTCCGAAACGTCACTGGCAGAAGCAGGGACCAATCGATAAGAACCTCGCTGGATAACTTCACTTTGCATAAAGCTTCTTAAATCCAGCCTCTACTTTCTTGACATACGCCGGATCGTTCTTGCTCCAGTAACGCGGGTCTTGCATCATCTCGCGCAAATCATCTTCGCTCGTACCTGATACAGAATCCGCACTGCCGGAGAATGATCCGTCCTTCAACGCCTCTTGAATTGCTTCAAGTGCAATGATTCCCTCATGGCTTTCGCACATGCGTTCAATAGCTGGCATTGCTTTCTCAGGAAAGAACTTGGTGGCAAACATAGATGCAGCTTGAATGCGGTCATTTGCATTCTCGCCAAGTTGAGCAGCCTCGGCTTCAAGATCAGGCTCAGAACCAGAAAGGGCTTGGGCATACATCTCAATGCCCTTTTCAAACTTGTCCTGCCCGTATCCATTCTCAAAGGAATGCTCAGACCACCACTGCAATAACTCGCTGTCAACAGAGCCTTCCGTGTCAACGGAATCAGGAAGCTGGTACTCGCCCGCAGTCTTGGGACGATCCTTGAGCGACTCACTGCTCATCTCTTCCTTGATCTTCGAGCGGAAGTCTTCGTCCTTCGTGCCAAGCTTAGACTCAAGCTCTTTGTAGGCTTTGGCTAAGTCTTCACCGCTTTTGTATTTCTCTGGTAGCCACTCAGGTCGCTCTGGGGCTGCGTCTTCAGCAACAACAAAGTCGCGAGGCGCTTCAATAGGTTCTTCAATTGGATCAGCGATTGCTTCACTCATGTGTTCTTACTCCTATGTGCATGGGATACTCTGCGTTCCAGAAGGCCGACGATATAACGCTGGCCCTCAAGATGTCGCAGCTCTTCGGTGGATACATTCGGGCCATTTACCATCTCAATAGTAATTGACCGAAGGTACTTTAGAACAGCAATGCCTGCTGGCCCACCAAAGACTTCCGCTACATTAAGGCTGATCTGGGCATCCTGACTTGACGCCCGCTGATAGCCATCTACTCCGATATTAACCTTGCTGCTCAATAGGTTGTTCCTGTTGTGGTGCCTGCATTTGCTGCTGCGCCATTTGCTGCGCCATTGCAGCTATTTGTTTACGCTGGTCTGCGTCACGAATCAAGCTTTCCGGCACACCAAATTTCTTAGCTAGGTGAACAGCCGTCTTTTCTGAGTCAACGAGCAGCTGCAACATCTCAGGGCCAAAGGTTCCTCCGACCAACTCTAGGAAGCGAGCAACGGTAGAGATATCCTGATTCGCCTGCGCCTGCGCCAGTGGTGAAACGGAACGAACCTTAACCTCACGACCATTAACGGCAGGAACATCGATGCGTCCCTGCTTTTTAAGGATGTAGATCACTCGTTGCAGCACGGGTTGGACAAGCTCTGCCTGCAAACGACCGAATGCAGCACCCATACGTCGCGAAAGATCGGCCATACGCTCGGCAACTTCTGTTGCGGAAGCTGGTGTACGGTCGGGATTGCCCAGCATGTCGTTGTATAGCGCCTTCTTAATGTTTAACCGCATGTCTGACAGGACAAGTTGGGCTACATCGAAGTTACCAGCGGCACGAATGGGCTGCAAACCAGAGGAACCCATAGCTTTTGGAATGATAGACCCCGGAACAAGCTGAATTGTATCAGGGTTAATAACGCCATCGTCTTCCATCTGGTAGATTCCAGAGATAGACATCTGCGCGTTCTCAAGGATCATCTCAATTGTCAGGTTCGTAGTCTTAATTGCTGACAGCGCGTTAATCAGAGGGCCGCGTCCGTAGATTTCGCCCGCACACTTAGACCAACGGAAGCAAATAAAGGGATTAGACCCATTCCCGCTCATGGTTTTGGAGTGAAGGACTGTCTCAGTCTCCATACAGAAGGCATAGCTAAGATAAGCTTCCTCGTTTTTCTTGCTGTAGTCACGGCAAACGACCTCAAGCACGGTAGTTGTGCGCTCCATACCCATCTGACGGGTTACTTTTTCGTCAAAGGTAGAGTTTGGGTACATCAATGACAGGTGGTCGAACTTTACATTCTTACGCTCACGGTAAACGTGGTCAATCTTGTCATCGGGGCCAGTATCCAACACCACATGAGGCAAAGGAATGGCAGAGAAGTTGACCGGATTGCGGGCATCACCCTCTTCAACGCACAAAACACCTGTGCCTACGGCCAAGTCCATGAATGATTCATGTACCTCTTGGCTAAAGTTAGAGTTTTGCAGGATTTCAAACACGTACTCGGTGACTTCATCAAGCTCGTTGTCTACCTTCTCGCGCTGCTCAGGCGGAACCTCGCTGCCGGACATAAGGTCAGCCCATCGTGCGAAGTTAGGAACAAGCCCAGACTGCAAGCGACTAGCAAACTCTTGAACACCAACAACAGCGGTTTCGTCAAAGATTTTGTCATCCCGACGCTGGCCTGCGGTTTCTGCGTAGAAGCTTTCACGCTGAGGAAGCGCGTACTCATAGCACTCCTCGAACAGTGGAATCCAATTCTCACGAAAGGTCTTAGCCTTCTCGTACTTCTTAAGGTATTGCTTTGCAATTTTTTCCATTAGCCGAACCGACCCAAGAATCCGCCGCCACCAGCAGAGCTAAACAATGAACGACGGCCCTTGCCGCCACGACCGCCCATCTTGGTCTCACGCCCGCTCAAGGCTTCGCTAATATCATCGCGCTTGGTTTCTGATCGTTGAGCCGCTGCATCGCTTCGGGCCAAGTCAGCATCAACTCGGTCTTGCGCTGCGCTTGCATTCTCTGCTTGGCTACGTTTCGGTCCACACATCTCAATCTCCTTCTAATTTACCACTCGGTTGCACGATATCTGCATAATCACAATGCACAATTCACATACGAGACCATAGCCCCTGCTTTCGCTGTGGCCGTTTGCCCCTATTAAACACATTGAAATCACTTTTAGCCACGGTAGCGCTGGCTGGCTTCTGGCTATTCATTAGTGCGCGACCCTCGCCTGCACCAAGCATCATGTATTGGAGCGCATCGTGAACGTGGGAAAACATATTCTTGTCTGGCTTGTCAGCGTACCGCTCGCCGGAAACTTCCATGCGCCGATACTGGTATCCACCCTCAAAGCCCTTGATTAGTTGCTGGCATCGCGGGTCAATCAGGAACGCAGACTTACCTTCAATCATTTTCTGCAATTGAGTGGCAACAGATTCAAGGCGAAGGTCAACGGAGTTAGATGGCGCGGGGAATGCCCGCAAACCAGCGCCTCGAAGGATATGGAACGGTGTGGATTCATCCGTTTGCGCACGAAAATCACCAGCAGGATCGCCGTATATAAACACCTCAGAGGTACTAGCAAACCGAGTAGCAATTTCCTCACGCAATACTTCTGCAAACCTTACAATCCCCATATCAAAGGCAACAAGCTCAGATTGAATAAACCATCGACCACGAACCTTCTGCCCAAGAGTGGCTGCGGGCGTTAGGCCAAAGTCAATGCCAACATAAAGCGGAGCGCCCGCCGCGACGGGTATCTCTTCCTTAGCAACGTGGACATCTGGTGCAAACATTTGATAAATAGGCTTACCCTCTTGAATCGAGCCTAGCTTGTTCATCACATAAACATCAATCCAGCTCTTAGTCTTACCTCGAATGAGGTTCGAGTAATAATCCGCCCGCATGAACTCACGGTTCTCAGCCACATCGTTAGGCACATAATCGTCAATCTCTCCATCAGCATCCAGCTTGGCAATCATACCAGCAGGCTGCGTATAGAACGACCAGTTGTCCGGCTTGACCAGCATCTTGGCCTGCTCTCGCGGAATATGGTCGGGAACAGGAACCTCGCCGGACATAATCGGCCACCAGTGGTCTTCTTCCGGAGCGTTCGTATCAGCGATAACGCCAGTCCACGTAGCGCCCCCGTCCCGCATAGAAGGGAATCGGCCAACACGCATAGTGCAAGCATCGATAATAGATTTCGGAATCTCGCGGGCCTCATTAACCCAGATACCTGTAAGCTCTAGCGACAAGAGCTTCTTTACGTCCTCTGGC